GTATCACCCCTAGCTATGTTACTATCAGTGCAACTCCCTATACCAGGATTACAATGAGTGGCGCTGCCAATCTTACATCTACAGCAGGCTCCGGTAACAATGTGGTTGTCACCATCACAGCTGCATTATCTGCTGCATCATATGTGAACAAAAACTATTTGTTCTTTACATCTACTTCTTGGTTGGCCAGCAATGCCGGAGTCAGCACCAAATTGGCTACTAGTAACACACAGTTTGCTGCTGGAACCAGCATAACGGCGGTGGAGTCAAGAACCTACGGAGCCACTACTGTTTACAGAGTGGTGTTTAGCCAAGCATCTAACACCACTATTTCGGCTGCTGCTAATATCACATGGCAATTTGGTGCGCTGTATGCACTGCCAGGTGAACAGGTATTCTCCTTTATTGCCAATCCCGGCAACACTGAACGATTGGATCTAGATGCGTTGAAAGAATTAACAAGCACTGCCATTGGCGGCCGTGGTACATTCCCCAACGGTCCAGACGTGTTGGCTATCAACGTGTACAAGGTTGCAGGCTCAGCTACACCTGTAAACGTTATTCTACGTTGGGGTGAAGCACAGGCTTAATGATATCAGGACAGTGCAATTAAAAACGTTGAAAGTATTTAATTGCGTTTTGCTTGTGACCAGTCTTTGATTCTGGTCTCTAATTTTTTTCTTATAGCTGTGATGTCCTGTTTCATTTCGCCGCCCATGGTAGGCAGTTGTCGACTATAGACCATCTCCATGTGCATGCTGTCTAATTTTTTTATTTCTGCAATCAGTTTATTCAACAGTTGTTGGGATTCATGTTTGGCTGCACCGTCGGGCATGCTATCAATGGCTGTACAATATTTTTCACAGTCCTCTTGAAATCTACTAGACTTTTGCAATAGATTTGACATTTTCTAACTCCAATATGGTTTCTATTTTTACACGTATTACTTGATTATTTAATGTGGTACGCAGACCTGAATGCAATTGTTTGGGCAAGCAATCTAAATCTGCCCAGCACACAGTCTTTGATGCCAGTGTCAAAAACTCTTGATCGACCACACACACATACGTGCCATACTCAAACCCACGATCTTCACTGAGATATAGTTCAATGGGGACTATACGGCCCTGTGCGTATTGATTTAACAATTCGTTGGCATCTTCTAGGAGGCTGTTACTGCGCTGAAATGTGGGCACAGTCCATCGCTCTGCATCTAGGATCAGCAGGATGCGACCTGTGGTTTTAGCTAAGAATAATAGTCCGGCACGCTGTTGCATGCAGATACTTATCCACCTGCGAGCTTGAAGCTCCATTCTCCTGGCAAGTACTCACCTTCAAATGCCTTGAGCCATTGAGCACCGTCCCACTTGTATTTGATACCTGTGCGTATGTTTTGTATGTAAAACGGCGCAAATTCTTCACCTAGTATATCTGCTGCCTCTAAGGTATTTTGATCTGGATCCCATATTGTTGTCCATGTGCTACCAGTCCATTCTACAATAGAGTTGGCTGTGATAACAGGATCTGTGCCGTCTTGATTTTCCCATGATGAATCATTGTTGCTGGGTTCTCTCCAGGCCTGCGGCCCACGATAAGGCACGCTGGTACTGTCTGCTGGATTAGAAGGTAGATTGATGTATCCGCCGCGGTTCTCACTGTTGTTGACATCGTCTAACATTAAAAATCTCAATCCTAGAGGAATAGCTGCATGTGATCCGTATACCTCTAAAGGATTGTACTTGTAGGGATCAATAATAGCATCTATGGTGCCACTGGTAGTTACTCCAGCTATATCATCATTGCCTGGATATGTATCTGTATCCAAGGACACTATTAGTATACTAGGTTCTATTGGGTTAATTACAAACGTTCCTACTATTTCGAATCCGTTGGCTTTTTTAAACAAAACTTCGCTGCCCGGAACATATCCACCTTGTGTGTTCAATATTATATTCCAATCAATCGGCTCACCGTTTTTCACTTCCTTTTCGCTGAGACCTAGTGATGTCACTGCCTCTATGGGATTAACTAATGTTAGGTCGTATTGATTATCGTTAGGATTACCTGTATTTGATTTAAACAACAGAACTCCGTATCTACCATATGGTTGCCCGGATATGTTGGTACTAGAAGCACTGTTATTATAAATTAAATCTTCAAGATTTAATACTTCGCCTTGTTCGGTAAACACATTGGCTACAATACTCTGCACTATACCTAACTTTTTAACCTTGGCTGGCGGAGATATGAACACAGGCATCTCAAAGTCTAGACTGCAGATGTCTATGTCCGATTCTGCTCCTTGTGGTATGGTTCTACTTGAAAAATTAGTGCCGGTTAGATACATGGCGCTGAGACTGGTCCAATCAATGTAGTTGTCAGTGGTCTGCAGTTCCAGACTGGGATTAAACAACACCAGTATCTGTTCAAGCAACTGTAGTTTTTGATCTGTGTTAGAAGTCCACACATCTGCTTTCATGGTCAATTTAAACGGTGTGGGCATCAATCGTTCTACAGTATAACTGCCGCCTTGCGCACCTGTGTATTCTCTAGTGCCGCCGGCATCTGTGAACCTACGCTCTCGAATATGTATCTTTGAAACAAATGTAGGATCGCTGAGCCTACTGGTGTCCATTTCAAGTCCTGTGATATAACAGGCGATTCTAGGCACAGTGGGCATTTTGTTTTCTGAGTTGTCTTTGATGATGCTGGCTACCTGCCTAGTTAGGTCTCCGTACATCACGGGTATCTGTCGCTGTTCGCCATCGCCTGCTTGATACTTGAATCCAATGAACACACGCATGAACTGTGTGACATAGCGTCTTAGCTGTCCGTCGTAGTGAAAATCCATTATAGGTCTGCCTCAGGTCTTAGAGCCTTGCTGAGACTCTGCTTTTCTTTGACTGTGTGCCCGTCAATGGTACTCACAGTAGGATTGTTGATGAATGTAGATTTTTGTGCCTGTCGCAGATCCTTGCCTGCAAAAGTTTCACCAGCAGCAACATCACTGGCTCCGAGATTGCTCATGGTCATCCGCACATTGTCCTCAAACTTACGCCATCTCACTCCATCAAATCTAAACAGTCTATTGGGTAGATAATCTGTGCGCAGTGCAAACTGCCCATTCACAGGATTGTTTGGAAAGGAAATACCTGCGGTAAATGGAGCACCGTTAGGAGGTACACCGTCTTTGGTTAGATAACCTTCATAGCCATCTCCGTCTGACGGTAATATCACGCTGCTGGCAGTCTGACCAACGTATACCGCGTTACCGTCTGTGTCATATAATAAGTTACCTGCTTCGTCGGTGGCCTGTGTAGCTGCATCTACTGTGACGGATCCTGCATCTACAGTGGCTAATTCTGTGGTGCCATCTGCTGCTCTCTGTAGTGTATAATACTTGCTGGTGTCGTAGCCGCTGCGTGGTGCATCTGCTTCAGCTTGATCTAACACCGCAGCAGTAATCTGCATTTCTTTTTCGTAGGTGCTAACAACATCTCTCAATGTGTCGGCTAGTGCATAGTAGGTATTGTTAGGAGGAGCAATGCCTGTGACTTCTTGTATGACCTGATATTTTTTACCGTTAGCTGCTAGTACCACATCACCTGGATAGTATGTGATGCCTGCGTTATATGTTCCTTGATAGGAATCACTGTCGGCAATGCCATCTAAAATCTGTTTGAATTCTTGACTGTCTACCAATGGTTTGCACTTGGCACGATATAAGTGCGGGTACCATGTGGCTGAAAATCCTTCGGCTGCTCTGCTGACTTCTTCTATGACAAAGAAACGTTTTAGGGCAAAGGTTAAATCATTCAAAGCATATTCATCTTTGAGATGAGGTAATTCTATTACGTCGCCAGCTATGATTTTACGACCTAATTTTTCCACAGTATCAGTGATATGAAACGTGATAAAAATTGTATCATTTTGTAGAAATAGTCCAAACTGGCTGAGATTAAAATCGATATCAGATATATTGTAGACACCGCGCATGACATAAACATCGGGATCGTACTTGCGATCTCTGTTTTCTAAAAACAACAGATCCTGTATGTTTGCCACATTATCAGTGGCATATGTAGGTGTGCTAGGAGTGTCGCCTTGTATTGCGGCTCCTGTTCCTATATATCTGTGAACCAGTACATCCGTGCCTCCAACCTGGAACATTTCCCAAGCGGATCTATCTATAAAGCGGAAATCGTTGCCCTTTTCGGGACGGTATAAACTGAGTCTTGGCATAGTCATATATTTACCGCTACCGATAAATACTCGTATGAGCACATCAGACCAAGCCAAAAACTCTGTTTACAACTACTGCAAAACCATGCTAGGCGATGGTATGGTAGATGTAGAATTAGATCCCATACACTACGACACAGCACTTAATCGTGCCTTAGCAGTTTTTCGTCAGCGTAGCGATAACGCTGTAGAGGAAAGCTATGCGTTTTTAACTCTAACTGAGAGCACTAACGAGTATATACTACCTAAAGAAATACAACAGGTACGACAGATATTCCGTAGATCAGTGGGATCAAGAACCGGTAACGGCACCGGTGGTACGGTATTTGAACCATTCAATTTGGCCTATGCCAACACCTATTTGTTAAGCTCAACCAATATGGGAGGCTTGCTAACCTATGAACTGTTTAGTCAATATCAGGAATTAGTAGGCAAGATGTTTGGTAGCTACATTAATTTTACCTGGCATCCACAAAGTCATAAAATTATCATACATCAACGTCCACGGGGTGAGGAATCAGTAATGCTACAAGTATACAATTCCAAGCCAGATTTTGCCATCGTAGATGATGTGTATTCGGGTCAATGGATCAAGGACTATGCTTTGGCCAACTGTAAAATGATGTTGGGTCAGGCCCGAAGCAAGTTTGGGCAAATTGCAGGCCCACAAGGCGGCACACAACTCAACGGCACAGCACTGATCACTGAAGCTCAAACCGAAATGGAAAAACTAATGGAAGATCTTAAAACTGGAATTACCACACAGGGATGGGGTTGGATTACTGGTTGACCTTATAACTAATCTATATTATAATTGTTCTAAAGGGGACAAGTTATGATCATAGGTGTATGCGGTTTTATAGGCTCAGGCAAAGATACTGTGGCCGACTATCTAGTTAATTTTCACGAATTTCGCAGAGAAAGTTTTGCTTCAACACTCAAAGATGCTGTGGCAGCAGTGTTTGGCTGGGATCGAACCATGCTGGAAGGACGCACAGCACAGGCCCGAGAATGGCGAGAACAGGTAGATCCTTGGTGGGCAGAAAGACTAGATATGCCCACACTAACTCCTAGATGGGTGCTACAATACTGGGGCACAGAAGTATGTCGTAGATCGTTCCATGATGATATATGGATTGCTTCATTAGAAAACAAACTACGTACCAGCAAAGATCACATAGTTATTTCGGACTGTAGATTCCCCAACGAAATTAAATCAATTAAAGATGCCGGCGGACAGATTGTTTGGGTGCAGCGTGGCGAGTTGCCCGACTGGTATGCAGATGCTGTGAGTGCTAATCAAGGCAACAACGTAGGTCTTAATGCTATGAAGATGCGCAAAATACATGCATCGGAATGGGCATGGTTGGGCAGTGATTTTGACAGCACCATCAACAACAATGGCTCTATCGATGAGCTGTATGCGCAGAGCGCAAATCTAGTAGTCAGCCACAAGGTCGCCTTGTCGCCACGTGATCCCTTCTTTGCCTAATATAGCAGCACAGTTCAAACACACAGTTTTAAGATTAGCGGGCCTGCAGTTGTTGAGATTTTCATCTACATGAAACACTCGAAATACTTCTGCGTGTTGAGATCGACATCCACATTTTTCACACACGGCCTTGGGCTTGTATCCTGCACGTTGCCAACGAGGAACATGCGCACCTGCACCGTGTGACAGACAAATCTCACACAGTGTTCTATAATAGGTTCGAGTGTCTTTGTAATAATTAATGGCTCTAGGGCGCTGTGCGCAGGCCTTGCAGAGTGGTCGCATTAGGTATTTACCCTTTTAGACCCCTTTTGTTATGTGCCTAACTCGCTGTTTTTAGGATAGTATGCTAAATATTATGAGCAACTATTACCAGGAGAATAGGCGATATGGCACTAACATCACCAGGCGTACAAGTTACGGTAATCGACGAGAGTTTTTATAC